GAACGCCTCCGAGGACATGACGGCGCTCGTGGCCGCCGGAGACAAGGTGCGCATCGACACCGGCGCTCACCTGATGTGGGTGCATCACTGCGGCAAGGATGCAGCCAAGGGGGCGCGGGGGCACTCGAGCCTGCGCGCCGCCGTCGACACCGAAATCGAAATCCGGGAGGAACAGGGAACGCGAGTCATCGAGTTCACGAAGCAGCGTGACCTCGGCTCGAAGAACGAACTGCTCACCTTCAACCTCGAACAGGTAGTGCTCGGCTCCGGCAAGTGGGGCAAGCCTGTCACGTCGTGTGTGGTGCGCCCAGGAATCGACCCAGCTGAACTCGTCGCTGCCGCCGGGCAGCGGATGACGCGATACGAGCAGGTCGTACTGGACGCATTCGGAGGATCGAAGGAGCAGCACGAAGCGGTCCTGCGCAACGCGCTGTATGAGGCGATGCAGGACAAGGCGCAGGACGCGAAGAAAAAAGCGTTCCAGCGCACCGTCCGATCGCTCGCTGAAAAGGGCGTGATCGAACAGACCGCACGCGGCGTTTGGGGGGTGAAATGAGCGGGACGAAAACGGGACATCACCGGGACAGTCCCGAAAACGGGACGCCGCACGACCGGGACATGGACCGGGACATCGGGGGCCACCCCCCAGAGGGGGGCCCGCCGTGTCCCGTCCGGTCGTGTCCCGCCCCGGTACCGAGGTTTCGTCTCAGTCTGCGAAGCGAACGAGGCAGCTGGATCACGGTGCGCGCTCTGCTGCCTAAAGCGCACGGTCGCCGTAGGAGAGCGTTCTGGCTGAGCTGGAACCTTGAGGAGCAGCGCTTTGCGCGCAGCAGCGAGTACGGCGCCATGCTCGAACGAGAGCCGGAGGCGCTAGAGGTCGTGCGACAGCGAATCATCAATCGCGACTTCGACCTGGGGACTGGGCGATGAGCGCCGTCCTCGCCCTCGATCTCGGCACCCGTACCGGATGGGCCATGCGCGTCGGCAGCCAGGTCGCCCACGGGTATCTCGATCTGAAACCGAACCGCTACGAAGGCGGCGGCATGCGCTACCTGCGCTTCCGTCGTTGGCTCGACGAGATCGGGCCGGCGCACGGCGTGTCCGAAATCCACTTCGAGGAGGTTCGCCGGCACGCCGGCACGGATGCCGCCCACGTCTATGGCGGGCTGCTCGGCACGCTCACGGCCTGGTGCGAGGAACGCTCGATTCCGTACAAGGGCGTGCCGGTGGGGTCCATCAAGAAGGCCGCGACCGGCAAGGGAAACGCCGACAAGGCAGCCATGATCGCCGCCGCTCAAGCCCGCGGCTACGCCGTGACCGACGATAACGAAGCCGACGCACTGGCGATTCTGCACATGGTGATCTCATGATCGACCCGGTCTATCTCGCGATGCTCGTCGGCTACGTCTTCGGCGCCGCGTCGATGTTTCTCGCCGGCCTCTGGTGGGTCGTGCGCGGATGGTCGGGGGATTGATGCATGCGCTCATGGGTGCGGAGTTGGAGGCGCTGAATGGCATCACAGCCATCCTCGCCGACGATGCGCGGCGATCGGTTCCGCGTCCGCTGCTCAAGCACGCCCCTGTCCGCGAACAGGTGCTCTTCTGGCTGCGCCGCAGGTGCTTGTGCGCCCAGGATCTCGCGGCGAAGCTCAGCGTCGAGAACGTGGACACGCTGCGCAGGACGCTGACCGCGATGCGGCTCGACCGGCAGATCTACGTCGCCTATCGCCGCGTGGTCGAGTACGACGTCGAGGGCCCGGGCAGGAAGCGCCACCTGGTCAGCTACTACAGGGCGAGGATGTGATGGAAATCCTTGGCGTTTCGCTACGCTGGTACGACTTCGTCGGGGTGGCCGTCGTGGCGCTTTTGCTTACCGACCTCACGGTCGGCGGCGTGCTGTGGCTGTTCGCGGCGATACCGATATCCGCGCTGCTCTGTTTTGTCGTCTGTGGGACCATAGACGACGCTTTCTTTGGGGCGATCACCGCGTCGGTGGTAATCGCAGCTGCCTTCGGGATGGCTGCGGCGTTCGAGATGGTGAGTTTGATTCTGCGATGAAACTCACACCGCAGCACGATCGCTTTGCCCAGGAGGTCGCTGCCGGCAAGAGCCAGGCCGACGCCTATCGCATTGCGTATCCGCGCTCGGCGAAGTGGAAGCCGTCCTCGGTCTTCGAGGCGGCCAGCAAACTCGCGGCCAAGATTTCGCCAAGGATCAGCGAGTTACGCGCCGAACTTGCCGCGCAGTCGCTGTGGTCGCGCGAGCAGTCGGTCAAGGTGCTGGCCGAAGTCGCGATGCGCGCCGAGAAAGACGCCGACCGCGTGCGCGCCGTCGCCGAACTGAACCGCATGCACGGCTACGAGGCCGAGACGACCGTCGTGCACAAGGGGCCGAACGGGCCGATCGAGATTCGGCGCGTCCACGACTTGACCGATGACCAGCTCGCCGCTATCGCGCTCGGAAGCCGCGGCTGAGCTGCTGCGCCGACGTCGTGCGCGCCGCTGCCTCGTCGACTATGCCAACGCGATCGAGGTTCCCGGCAAGCCGGCGAGCGAAGACCCGGACGAATGGCTCTTCCAGCCGATCGAGACGAGCGTCACCGCGCACCATCGGCTGCTGCTCGAGGCGATCGAGCGCACCGCGGCACGCAGGCACGGCCGGCTGATGGTCTTCATGCCGCCAGGCTCGGCGAAGAGCACGTACACGAGCGTCGTCGCGCCGACGTGGCTGATGGGCAAGAACGCTGGCTACCGGATCATCCTCGCGTCCTACGGCTCGGATCTGGCTCGTCGACACGGGCGGCGCGCGCGGCAGATCTGTCGGCAATCGGGGTTCGAGGCGATCTTCGGCGCTGGCATCGCGCCGGACACGTCGGCGGCAGACGAATGGGCGTTGTCGAACGGCTCGGAATACCTCGCTGGGGGCATCCTCTCCGGGATCACTGGGAATCGCGCACACGGAATTTGCCTGGACGATCCCGTGAAGGGCCGCGAGGACGCCGACAGCCCAGTGATTCGCAAGAAGACGCGCGAGGCGTTCGACGACGACCTGATGACGCGCCTGATCCCGGGAGGGTGGGTCGTGCTCGTGCAGACGCGCTGGCACGAGGCGGACCTTGCCGGCTCGATCCTGCCCGAGAAGTACGACGGCCGTTCGGGGATGATCGAGTGCCGTGACGGGCAGACGTGGGAGGTGCTGTGCCTGCCAGCGCAGGCCGAGCGCGCCGACGATCCGCTCGGGCGCACGCAGGGAGAGATGCTCTGGCCGGAGTGGTTCGACGACCGCCACTGGCAGAACTTCCGATCGAACCCGCGCACCTGGGCCTCGCTCTACCAGCAGCGCCCCGCGCCCGACTCGGGCGGTTACTTCGACACGACGAAGATCGCCCGCTACGGCGTCGCCCCGCGCGGCATGGTCATCATCGGCGCCTCGGACTACGCGGTGACCGAGGACGGCGGCGACTACACCGAGCACGGCGTCATCGGCATCGACCACGAGTCGCGCTGGTTCCTGCTCGACTGGTGGCGCGATCGAACGGCCTCTGACGTCTGGATCGAGCGCCAGCTGGATCTTGTCGAGAAGTGGAAGCCGGCGATCTGGTTCGGCGAGTCCGGGCCGATCCGCAGGGCGGTCGAGCCGTTCCTCGCCAAGCGCATGCAGCAGCGGAGCATTCCGTGCTGGCTCGAGTGGTTGCCGAGCATCCACGACAAGCCCACGCGCGCGCGCTCACTCCAAGCTCAGATCGCGATGGGGTGGCTCGCAGTGCCCGAGGGGCGGCCGTGGGTGCCGGCGCTGATGGATCAGCTGCAGGCGTTCCCGGCAGGTGCATACGACGACGGCGTCGACGTGCTGTCGCTGGCTGCCCGCGGGATGCAGAAGTTCGGCAAGGGCTTGCTGCCTGAGCCGGAAAAGGCCGTGCCGCCGCCGCCCACGCTCGGGCGGATTCCGGCGCGGGTGTTGGACGCACCACAGGAGAAGCCCGTGAGCAGGTACAAGGCATGAGCGTGCGGCTTCGCGTGCGCGGCTGGCTCACCGACGGCACGATCGCCGTCCCGCCGAACACGGTCGAAGCGATGGCCGAGCTCGTCGAGGACGTGCGCGATCTTTCCGCCGAGAACGCGCGGCTCACGGCGCACAGCGCGGCCCTGCGTGCCATCACAGAAGCGATCACGAAGCACGGCCACGGCTCCGAGCGGGCGAATGACGCGTATCGCGACGCGCTCGCAGCGCTGAAGGTGGAGTAAGCCAATTCGCCCCCGGTAGAAGGGCGAGCATGAATCTCATCGCCCGCCTGCGCGAGACGAGGCCCTCGCTTTCCTTCGCCGAGCTGCTCGCCGCCCGTGGTGTGTCCGCCCGCTTCGAGGGCGTCGACGAGCTGCGCGACGAGCGCGGCGACCTGCGCCGCTATCGGGTCTACTCGATCGGCGGGCACCTGTACGAAG